AGTTTCTCAAGCATCTTGGCCTCTTTGGGCCAATGCGTCTTTAACAACGCTGATGCTCTTTTCCTCTTGACTTTGATTCCGCTCATATGCAATTTCTGCATAAGTGCCGGAACTAGCCGTACATCACTTAAACTTTGAGTTAACAGGTTTAAGGGTAAGGGAGAGATGTCTCTCCCTTTGTACACGAGTCGCTTAGCGAACTCACCGCTAGAGTCTAGAGTAGTTCCTTTTCCGGAAATGTGTGACTTTTGAAGATTTATCTTCATTCCGAGTTCCTTACAGACCTTTATGTATTCGTCTGTAATTCTTTTGTGGCCGATGATGACATCGTCCCCTAGAACCCGGTACCGACCAAACATTTTACGTTTGGATGAATAGTAACCGCACCGATACGCTGCCCAGTGAATGAGCAGGTGATGACTGACCGCCATCGCCGCCCATGAGCTAAGGAAGCCCATAGGTTGACCGGTACCATACTTAATGGTATCACTATTCTCACACATCATTCCCTTCCTTTTCAGAAGGGGAATCATCGGATTTGCAAAAGAAGCTGTTTGCATACAAGACTTCCAATAATGGGAGACTCGAGATCCAAACATCTTCTCAAGGACAATAGCCTGAATTTCTATTGGAAACAAATCAGTACAACTGCTTTGATCTACGCTTGCGCAGAAGGACCCATTTTGGGTCCATTCCATTAGAGATTTAACACCTTTATCCTGTTCGAACGTGCAATCCATTGGGATTTCACGGGCGACTTTGAATAAGGCCCTGTGAAGAGGCATCATAGTACGATCTGACACGTAGTCAGTCGTGGCTATGACCCTTATCTTGCCACCTTTCTCAGAAAGGAGGGACAGTTTACCTGTCACAGGATTTCGACAGTAATCAGATAGTTCTCTAATACCGTACTCTGTTTCCAGAGCGGCATAGTACTCATCCGATTTTCGTGACCACTTCAGTGAGTTACCGTTTTCGGTACACACTTCGGTGATAGCTTTACCTAATTCCCTAAGGTTCTCATAATAAGAACTTGCCGGTGTCAGGTATTGCAACCGAGCTTCGGCCAGGTGAGATGTTAGTAACTTCTCACCGTCGGGACCTTTCTTACGAGAACGGTACTCCTTAAGAGATACAGAACTTGCAAGCAAGTTTCCTCCTTTTATAAAGGACTTTACCCACTTTGAGGTTTTCCCAAAGCGTTCGGTAAAGAAGGTAACGAAGTCTGAAAAGTCTTTCAGAGTTTTAAAGTCGAGATTGTTAACAGAAGGAATTGTACTTATTGCTGACTTAACAGCTTCGAGATCATTAAGATCTCCTTTGTACAAGTCCTGCAGTCTATAAACGGTTAGAATAGCTTGTTTATAGTCTGTTCTGTCAGGGTATTTTCTCAGTATACCAACAGCTCTCCTAATAAGGTTAGGGACGCCGCTAGCATCTGATTTTGTGAAGTGTAATGCCTCAGGTTTACGGTTTAATGCTATCTCAGAGAGATACCAATAGAACCTTTTATAACGGCTTATGCCGCCTGAAGGACCTTCGCCCTTCACCCAAGTATGCAATTTAGCTGCGATCTCGTAAACTTCGTCCTTTAATGGATAAAGTTCCTTATAGGGATCTAAACATATACTGATTGCACTTTTAATGGTTGATAGTTTGGGAAGTTTTCCCATACTCGCCTCCTCATAGAAGTGTAATTGAACTAAACCAGACAATCAAGTCCAGAGAGACTGATCATCAGACGGAAGCCCCTGAC